TTGCATCCAACGACTAAGCCTGTGGAGTTAGTTGAAAGAGCAATTTTTAATAGCAGTAAGCGTGATAATGTTGTACTTGATTTATTTGGTGGTTCAGGAAGTACAATGATTGCGTGTGAAAAAGCTAACAGGAAAAATATGTCTATGGAACTTGACCCTAAATATGTAGATGTTATTATAAAAAGGTGGCAAGATTACACAGATAAAGAGGCTGTGTTAGAAAGCACAGGTGAAAAATTTAACTTAACAAAACTTAACGAGAATGAAATTATCTAACGAGGAATTTTGGGCAGGGCTCAGAGAAAGTGCAGGTATCTATTCACGAGCAGTAAGGTTGTATAAGAAAGAGTACAACGTCGATATATCAAGAGTGGCTGTCCGTGACAGAGCATTGAAAGACCCTGAACAATTAAAAGACATAAAAGAGCAAAACATTGATATTGCAGAAGAAGGATTGCACACGCTTATGAGAACAAAAAATGAGCCTGTAAGACTTCGAGCAATTGATTTGTTTTTAAAGACACAAGGCAAAGACCGTGGATATGTTGAACGCAGAGAAGTTGACATTGACGGTGACATGAATTTGGTGGTCGAATTTGTCGAATGAATGTACAAATACCGAAGGCTTTTAAACCTTTATTTCAACCTGAAAGATGGAAAATTTACTACGGTGGAAGAGGCGGTGGAAAGTCATGGAGTTTTGCTAATGCGTTATTAGTTCTTGGCTCAAAAAAGAGGATGCGTATCTTATGCACTCGTGAGATACAAGGCTCAATGAAACAATCGGTGCATAAACTATTACACCAATGCATCGAAAGAATGAAACTTGACAGTTTTTACCGAGTGACCCGTGACGGTATATATGGTGCAAATGGCACGGAGTTTATATTTCTTGGTTTAAAGCATGACCCTAATCAAATAAAATCACTAGAGGGTATTGATATTTGTTGGGTCGAAGAGGCACAAAAAATCACTCACGAAAGTTGGTCTATTTTGACACCTACGATTCGTAAAAAAGACAGCGAAATATGGGTTTCATTTAATCCTATACTGGACACAGACCCAACCTACCAACAATTTATTGTAAATAATAACCGTGATAACGCACTCGTTGTTAAAGTAAATTATTACGATAATCCATATTTTTCTGATGAACTCCAAAACGAACTGGAGTATATGAAACAAAATGATTATGATGAATATTTACACATATGGGAAGGGGAGTGCAGGACTTCAACCGACGCACAAATATTTAGACATAAATATCAGGTGATGGACTTTACACCGCCAAGTAATGCAGTCTTTTATTATGGTTTAGACTGGGGGTTTTCACAAGACCCAACAGCTGTGTTAAGATGTTTTATTTATGATAACTGTTTGTATATTGACCATGAAGCAGGTGGTCGACAAGTGGAGTTAGATAACACCTACAAACTAATAGATGAAATTCCCTTGTCAAAACAGCATATAATAAGGGCAGATAGTGCTAGACCTGAGTCAATCAGTTTTGTTAAAAGACAAGGCTACAAGATTGAGTCGGTTCATAAATGGAGTGGTAGTGTCGAGGATGGGATTGAGTTTATACGCAGTTTCCGTATGGTTTACATTCACACTCGCTGTTTAAACACAGCAGAAGAATTTGTAAAATACAGTTATAAAGTAGACAGATTAACAGAGGATATATTGCCACAGATAGTAGACTCAAATAATCACTACATTGATGCATTGAGATATGCATTACAACCAATGATAAAAAGAAAAGGACAACCAAAACTGGCAAGAGTAATAGGAGCATAGAATGGGAATTGATAGTACACATCCTTTGTATGATGAGTCAAAGGAAAAATGGACAAGAGTCAGAGATTCTTTTTTAGGTTCAGATGCGATAAAGTCAAAAGGTGAGATTTACTTACCAAAACTTAGTAGTCAAGAAAAAGGTGAATATGATGCTTATGTCATGCGTTCAATGTATGTCAATGCAATTAAAAACACCATTCAAGGTTTAGTCGGTGCTGTGATGCGTATAAACCCAGTAATAAACGCACCTGACAGAATTATGGAGTTAGCAGATGACATAACAGGCACAGGGGTAAGTCTTAATGATTTCATTTCTAATATGTTGTCTGAGCAATTGCTTATGGGCAGACAAGGTGTGTTAGTTGACAGGACAGAAGAGCGTGCTTATTTGTCAGGATATACAACTGAGCAAATGACCAACTGGATGCAAGACATTATTGTTTTAAAAGAAACCTACTTGATGCAAGATTTAAACGATGATTACTCTCAATCATATGAAGTTCAATACCGTGAGTTACTTATTGACGAAGATGGTAAATTCTTAGTAAGAATATGGAAAGATAACGAAGGGTGGAATGTTACAGAAGAAATATACCCGACAAGAGTTGGTCAAGCATTAGATGACATACCATTTGTTGCAATTAGTGGTAATGAGTTAAATATGAATCCAACACAACCACCTCTAATGTCTTTGGTTGATACTAACCTATCAATGTACCGTACAAGTGCAGACCTTGAGCATGGTAGACACTTTACAGCACTTCCAACACCATATGTTACTGGTATTGACGGTGATAGTGAGTTGAGGATTGGTTCAGGCTCTGCTTGGATATTACCTGACTCATCAAGTAAAGCAGGTTATCTTGAGTTCACAGGACAAGGATTACAGGCTCTTGAAAAAGCTGTGGAAGAGAAGCGTTCAATTATGGCAGGTCTTGGTGCAAGTTTATTACAGACTCAAAAGAACGGTGTCGAGTCGGCTGAGTCACTAAGATTAAGGCAAAACTCTGAAGCATCAGTATTAGTTGGTGCTGTTCTATCAGTGCAAGAAGGTATATCAAAAGCACTAAGCATTATGGCAGAGTGGGAAGGGGTGAGTGGCGATATAGAGGTTGCACTCAACACCGACTTTGTTGACACTAAGATTGAGTCTGAGGATTTGGTTGCATTGATGAGTGCTTGGCAGTCAGGTGCTATAAGTCATGAAACATTCTTACACAATATGAAGAAAGGTGAAATATTGCCTGACGAAGTATCTGTGGAAGATGAAAGAGACAGGATTGACTTACAAAACCCAATGAATTTAGATTAAAAGATGAGAAACCATTGCAAAATATTAGCACTATCGTTGTTATTAAGTGGCTGTGGTGCATTAACAAACAAGTTTACTGATAACCAATGGGACTTTATTATTAAAGATAATCCATTGATTATTCCACCTGATTTAATTAATGACAATAACGACCCATTAATGTGTTCTAGTGAATATCCAAAATTATGTGACGGATGGTTAAGTGATAAACCAATTGATGAACAGTGAATACAAATGAAAAGATACTAGACGAGATAACAGGGTACGCTGTAGATATACAAAGGTACGAGGCAACCGTACAGAGAAAAATAATAAAGCAACTAAAAAAACTTGAAAGACAATTAGTTGCTGAATTAAGAGATTCAGGTGTTGCTGAAGCTGTGAGACAACAAACAAAGCAAAAAAAGTTAAAAGTTTTGTTGAAAAAAACTCGAGAAACAATAACCACAGCCTATAAAGATATATCTAAAGAACAGCTTGTTATATTGACTGAAGTTGCTGAACTATCTGAATTGCAAACTGTTTCAGCAATTAACACCTCAATTAAAGCAAATGTAATACAACCAAGCATGAGTCAAACCATGCTTAAAAATATTGCCTCTGACACATTAATTGAAGGTGCTCCAACAAAACAATGGTGGTCGAGAAGAACTGACCAATTCCAAAGCAAGTTTGAAGATACAGTCCGAATGGGTATGTTGCAAGGCTTACCTACAGATAAAATTGTTGGAACTTTGGTTGGCACAAAACTAAACCGATATAAAGATGGTGCGTTATATTCACAATACCGTGGTGCAGATGCATTGGTTAGAAGTTCAATCCAAACGGTAGCCAATACATCAAGGCTTGATACATATCAAAATAACTCAGACATCATTAAAGGAATTGAATGGTCAGCAACATTTGATAATAGAACATCTGAAATATGCATGGCTCTTGATGGTTTGCAATGGGATTTAAACTACAAACCTATTGGTCATAATAAAGCTTTTGTTGGCTCAACTGCACATTGGAACTGTAGAAGCACACAAGTCCCAGTAACTAAGAGTTGGGAAGAGTTAGGTGCAAAAAGAAAGTTTGCAGAAGTTCCTGAATCAACAAGAGCCAGTATGGATGGACAGGTGTCAGGTGGCAAAAACTATGAGCAATGGCTTCGTGGTAAATCAAAGGCTTTTCAGGTTGAGGTTTTAGGTGTTGAGAAACAAAAGCTATGGAAAGAAGGTAAGATTGGCTTTAAAGATTTAGTCAATCAGTCAGGCAATCCTCTTACTTTAGAAGAAATAAAGAACAAAATTTAGTTTAAATATAACTTGACTATACGAATTAAAGGCGTATACTAAAGGCTGTAAGGTTAATTAAACTTACATTTTTAAACTAAAAGAGGAAATAAAATGAAAAATAATAAAGAATATACAATTGAACTTGACGGAGAAGAATTGAAAGACTTTGATGACAAGCCAATATATTTCACATACGAAGATGCAAAACGCTATTACGAAGCATTAGCAAAAGCAGGTTGCGATGTGACTTACGGTAAAGACATAAAACTATTAAACGATATATTTTTATAATCAAATAAATAATACGAAGGGTAAGGTTGAGGTCTTACCCTTTTTTTGTGCCTCCTAAAAAGTTGTGCTAAAATGCGTATCGACAGAGTCATTTTTTAATATAACGGAGTTATATATGAGCGAAGAAGCAACTGAAGTAAAAACATATTCTGAAGAAGAGTATGTAGGAGTCAAATCAAAATTAGACGAGTTCCGTTCTAATAATGTTAAACTAATGAAAGACATGGAAGCCTTAACAAGTAAGTTTGAAGGCATTGATGTTGAAGCTTACAACGATATGAAAAGTAAGCAAGAAGCAATGAAAGAAAAAAAACTCATTGATGCAGGTAAGATTGACGAGTTACTTGCAGAGAAAACGAAGCAGATGAGAGAGGTACACAATGTTGAACTGGAAAAAACCAACCAAGTGAACGCTTCACTACAAGACCAGTTAGCCAAATTAGTTATAGACAACGCTGTAAGAGATTCTGCTGTAAAAGCAGGTGTTGTTGAAACTGGTATGGATGATATATTACTAAGGTCTAAGTCTGTGTTTTCATTGCAAGATGGAAAAGCAGTTCCTACAGACGCACAAGGAAACACTATTTTTGGACACGGAACAAGTGAGCCAATGAGTGTTAATGAATGGGTTAAATCACAAATGGATATAGCACCACATTTATTTAAAGCTTCTTCAGGTTCAGGCTCAAAACATAATGCAAGACCTAATGGTGTGGCTAAACAAAATCTAACTGCCATACAAAAATTAGAACAAGGCTTTGCAAAATAGGTTTATAATACCCATATTAGCTGTCGGAGATAGTTAGACCCTACTTTATTGCCTGTGGCATACAGTAGTAGATTTGTTTAATCTGCCCTGTATACTAGGGGCAATATTTTTTTTTATATAGGAGTCATAATTATGGCATCAGTTACACTAGCTGAATCAGCTAAATTATCGGAAGATATGTTGGTTGCAGGAGTGATTGAAAATATCATTACTGTAAACCCTTTTTATGAAGTATTACCATTTGCAGGGATTGAAGGTAATTCTTTAGCGTATAACAGAGAGAATGCACTTGGAGCCTCACAGTGGACAACTGTAGGAACTGCTATTTCAGGCGGAAAAGCTGCTGCTACTTTCACTCAACTTACAACTTCATTAACCACTCTTGTAGGTGATGCAGAAGTAAACGGATTGATACAAGCAACTCGCTCTAACATCAATAACCAAAAAGCTGTGCAAGTAGCTTCTAAAGCTAAGGCTTTGGGTCGTGCTTACCAAGACAAAATGATTACTGGTACTGGTTCAAGCAACGAGCTAGACGGTCTACTTAACCTAGCATCAGCAGGTCAAAAAGTAGCAAGTGCAACAAACGGTTCTAACCTTTCATTTGCGAAAATGGATGAGTGCATGGACAAAGTTACAGACAAAGACGGTGAAATCGACTACATTATGATGAACGCTAGAACTATTCGTTCATACATGGCACTACTTAGAGCATTAGGTGGAGCAGGTATCGGTGAAACAGTTACTTTGCCAAGTGGAAAAACACTTCCTGCTTACAGAGGTGTTCCAATCTACCGTAACGACTATATTCCAATTGACCAAACACAGGGTAATGTTTCAACAGCTACTTCTGTAATCATGGGTACTTTGGATGATGGTTCTATGATGCACGGTATCTCAGGACTGACTGCAAGTGGTTCAGCAGGTATCCAAGTCGAAGAAGCAGGTATTTCTGAAACTAAAGATGAAACAATCACTCGTGTTAAGTGGTACAACGGTCTTGCTCTATTCTCTGACAAGGGATTAGCGTTAATGACAGGTATTCTCGACTAAGAGTTTTTATCTTATCCCCTGCTCTCGGGCAGGGGGTTTACTGGAGTAATTATGTCATTAGATGCAACGGTAAATGGTGCTAACTCTGATAGTTTTATAACTGTCGCAACAGCAGACGCTTACTTTTCAAATCACTTATATTCATCAACTTGGGATGCAGGTTCAACTGCTAACAAAGAAAAAGCATTAAAAATGGCTACTAGAATCCTTGACGAGAAATGTGCATGGTCAGGAACTAGAGCAACAAGTACACAAGCATTAGGTTGGGGTAGGACAGATGTTTACTATGATGGTATTTCTGTTTCATCTACTACCATACCAGTACAGATAGCAAACGCAACTGCTGAGTTTGCAGGTCATCTACTAGCTAAAGATTTGACAGTTAATGCTGAAGGTAAAGGTCTGAGTTCTATTAAAGTCGGAGATATTGAGTTAGACTTTGACAAATCAGATACAGCAGGTGTAATGCCTGACATCGTTCAAGAAATGCTAAGAGGTTGGGGAACAATTTACGCTAGAGCCAAGTTTGGTTCTGTTGCAGTCGTGAGGTCATAGATGCCTTACAGAACGACAATACAAAATTTAGTTGAATCAGCTTTTGTCACATTAGATGACATTACTGAAACAATAACATATAAACACAAAACATCAAGCACCTATAATGTAGGAACAGGTGCAGTTGCTAACTCTGAAACATCTTACACAATCCCTGCGGTTATTAAATTTTTAGGCGGAGAGGTTGATGGCAACACAAAGGAAAAAGACTTTACTGGTGATTTGCAAGTTATGTTTGCAAGTAAAGACTTAAACTCAGGTTCAACTGAGCCAAATACAGCAGACACAATAACTTATGATAGTGAAATATACTCAATCAATAATATTAAGTCAGATTCAGTAAAAGCATCTTACACTCTTAATTTAGTGAGGCTAGGGTGAGTGTTGCTTCTTTTAATGTTGACTTAAATAAATTTGCCAAAAGCATGGACATTGAATTGGAAACAGTTGTGCGTAAGTTAGCTTTTGAGGTTTACAAAGGTGTTACTCAAAAAACACCAGTTGACACAGGTCGAGCAAAAGCAAACTGGATGCTAGGCTACGGTAGTATTAATTCGACAATAACAAATAACACAACATTTACTTTAGTTCAGCCACCTGAAGGTTCAGGCAAACGACCAATATATATAACAAATAATTTGCCATACATAAGTAAACTTGAAAACGGTTCAAGTAAACAAGCACCAAATGGTATGGTCAATTTAACAATGAATGAAGTTCAAAGGAGTATTAGAAATGTCGTTCGCTAGTGAAAGAGCTAACATTGAAGGAAGGTTTAACACCAACTGGACAACTACAACCATCGCATGGGGTAATGTTGCTTTTGAAGAACCAAACAACGCTTCATGGGTACGATTTAATATACTGAATGGTGATACGGAATACAGAGCCATAAATTACGCAAAGCGTTATAATGGTATAATAAATATACAAATTTTTGTACCGATTAAAACAGGTACGAATGTGGCAAGAGGTTACGCTGACACCATTTCAGCAATCTTTGAGTCAGAAAAGTTTAACGATGTTTGTTGTGATGTAGCAAGTCTAACAACAGTGGGTACTGATGACAAATGGCATCAGATTAATGTAGATGTTCCTTATTGGAGAGATTCATGAGTAAAAACGATGTAAAATTATATCCACCTAACGGTGGCAAAGATTATGTAATACCTCATCCTAGTAAGGTTGAGCAAATGAAAGAAAATGGGTGGGTTGAAAAACCTGTAAGTAAATCAAAGTCAAAGGAGAAATCAGATGGCGAATCATAAAGGGTCAGAAGGACTCGTTAAAGTAGGTACTAACACAGTAGCAGAGGTAAGAGATTGGAGTCTTTCTGAAACTGCTGAAACAATTGATGATACAGCAATGGGTGATACTGCAAGAACTAGAAAATCCTCATTGACATCAGCTAGTGGCTCTTTGAGTTGTTGGTGGGATGAAACAGACGCTACCGGACAAATTGCAATGCAAGCAGGTAGTGAAGTAGCATTGAAGCTATATCCTGAAGGTGCTGATAGTGGAGATTACTTTGCAAGTGTGTCAGCAATTATTACTACGCAAGATGCAAGTGCTACAATGGATGGCATGGTTGAAGCCTCTTTTTCTTGGGAGTCAAACGGTGTTGTTACTTGGGCAACTGTGTAATGTATGAGTGTTCTTGATAACGCAAAATCCCACTTTGATAGCTTAGAAACAAAAGCAATTGAAGTGGAAGAATGGGATGCTATAGTATATGCAACACCATTTACGATGGGCGAGAAAAAGAAACTCTGGAAACACGCTAAAGAAGATGATATTGAGTTTATGGTAAGAACCTTAATATTAAAGGCTTTAAATAAAGATGGCTCAAAGATGTTTTCTATTGAAGATAAGATTACATTAATGAATCATGTTGACCCAACGGTAATAGTACGAGTTGTAGGTGAAATATCGGTAGCAGACACTATTGATGAAATGTCGGGAAACTAATAAGCGATTCCGAGTTAAAAGGAAAGTATGAACTTGCGAATCGCTTACACAAGACTGTAGCAGAAATTGATGCTATAACAGTTGAGGAGTTTAACGGATGGATTGCCTACTTCCAATTAAAGGATAAAGATGGCAATTAATCAAATCGCAAACCTCGGAGTAAAAGTTGACCCACGAGGTGCAGTCACGGGTGCTAACAAAGCAAAACGAGCCATCACTGGTATTGGTAAATCTGCTCGTGATGTAAAAAATCGAATTATGTCCATGCAAGGTGCTTTACTGGGTCTTGGAGCAGGGGCATTAGTCAAATCAATTATAACCACAGCCTCAGAAGTTGAAAGCCTACAAGTTAGACTTAAATTCTTAACTGGTAGTGCTGAAGATTCCGCAAAAGCCTTTGAAACAATGACAAAGTTTGCTTCTCAAGTTCCTTTTTCACTTGAGGACATTGAAAGAGCATCACCTTTATTATTAACAGTTGCAGATGATGTTGACCAACTAAACGAACTATTATCAATTACAGGTGACATCGCAGCAGTTTCAGGATTATCTTTTGAAGCCACAGCAGGTCAATTGCAAAGAGCATTAGCAGGTGGCATATCTGCTGCTGATTTATTTAGAGAACGAGGAGTTAAAGCATTTCTTGGTTTTGAAGAAGGAGTTCAATATTCAGCAGAGCAAACATCACAACATATTCTAAAACTCTTTAGAGATGGCACAACAACTGCTAAAGGTGCTACCGAAGAACTAAAAGATACTTATCAAGGTCAAGTATCTATGATGTCAGATGCTTTTAGAGAATTAAAACTTGTAGTAGCAGACGCAGGAGTTTTTGAAGCAACAAGTAATGCGGTTCTTAAAATTACAGAAGCATTTAAAGACGAAAAAACAAAAGAAGCAATGAGAGATTTTGGTACAGCCATTACAACAATAGGAACAGGAGTAGGAAATTTAATCGGACATTTTTTAGGATTACCTGAATGGGTAAGAAATACTGGAATTGTCTTAGCTTTTTTAGGTGGAAAAAGAGCATTGTTTGTAGTTGCAAGTTTAAATGCAATAGCATTTGCAATAGATAGAATCTTAGAATCTGTAGAAGAATTAGATGCCACTACATCAAAAATGGATAAAGATGCTTTTGGTATGACAGAAGGGTTTACCATGCTAGACAAAAATGGTAAACGAGGACAAGACGCAGTTCGAGGAGTTAAAAATGCTTTTAAAGATTTAGACGAAACCTTACAAACTGCTAGTGGAGAAGTTGATAGATTTGGAATAAAAGCAAGTCTTGATGAATCAAATGAAGTTCTTGACAAAATAATTAATAAAGTAGTAACTTTAGATGATGTATTTAGTAGATTTGACCAACCTTTATTTTTTGATACGAGTGGTGATGAAGTTTTTAGTTATGCCAAAAATTTAGAAATATTACATAAAGGTTATAAAGATGTTGTTATAGAGGCTACAAAATTACCAATAATAATTGATTCAATTGGTAATCATATGGACAAAAACTCAATACAGGCTGTAGCAATGGCTGAAAAAATAAGAAAAATCAATGAAGCTGTTGCCGATGCTCAAGAAAAACAGCAAGAATTTGCTGATGGTTTAGCTACCACAATAGAAGATTCAATAATGAAAATGACGCAAGGTTTGATGACATTTAAAGATGTTGTTAAAAGCATATTCAGACAAGTAGCTTCTGAAATGATTAAATACAATATTGCTAGACCATTAGCAAGTAGTTTAAGTTCAATAGTAGCTAATATGTTTGGCGGTGCAATTACTGGTACTTCGGGTGTATCAACATCAAGTAAACCATTAGCAAGAGCAAATGGTGGTAATGTAAATGCAGGTCAGCCTTACATGGTTGGTGAAAGAGGTGCAGAGTTATTTGTACCTAAAAGTTCAGGAGATATAGTACCAAACAATCAAATAGGTGGCAGTACAGTTATTAATGTAACATATTCACCACAAGTAAATGCTTTAGACCCAAGAACAGCAGGTACAGTCATTGTTGAAAATGCACCTACAATTGTTGGTGTGGTTAGACAAGCATTTGAAAGAAACGGACAGCAGGTATTAATATGAGTTTTCCAACAACACCAGTTCCAAGTTCAATATCAATAAAAAGTATAACCCCTACTTTCACAAGTGTCACTCAGTCCTTAAAAAGACAAGTAAGACAAAGAGGTGGACAAAGATGGCTTATATCAGCAAGTTATCCACCTTTAAATAGAACAGAATTTGCTCCTGTGTGGGCATTTGCTCAATTACAAAAAGGACAATTTAATACATTTACTTTTATTCCACCTGTTTATGGAAACACAAGTGGAACAGCTACTGGAACTCTACTTGTAAATAATTCAGGTGGCTATGCAGTTGGCACTACAACAATTGTAAGTGATGGATTAACAGGAACGCTTAAAGCAGGGGATTTTTTAAAATTTGCAGGTCATGACAAGGTTTATACATTAACTGCCGATTCAGGCACATCCTTAGTGATTGAACCACCATTATTGAGTGCTGTTGCAGATAATGAAGCAATAACTTATAACTCTGTGCCATTTACAGTTGCATTTACGACAGATTTACAAGAAATGTCCGTATCAACTAATGGTTTTGTGGGTTATAAAATAGACTTAGTCGAGGTCATATAATGGACAGAGGCTCAACAACAGCTTTCCAAAACGAAGTTGTCAAGGAAGCTAACAGACCAGTACACTTAGTAGAGATTTCATTTGAAAACGAAACTCTATACATGAACGATTCATTCAAAAATATAACATACAATAGTAACAATTACATTGGTGCATATGACTTTTTGTCTTTTACAGATATTGAAGAAACTGTAGAAGTAATGGTGAGTAAGGTTACTATTGCTTTGTCAGGTGTTGATAAAGTGTGGATTGGAAAAGTTCTAACACAGAAATATATTGACAGACCTGTAAAAATCTATACTGCGTTTTTAGACACAAGTTATGCTCTTATATCAAATCCTGTTTTAATTTTTGAAGGTCGCATAGATAAGCCATCAATAACCGAAGAATTTAATAGTGGCAAGTCAGTTGTTTCAGTAACAGCTACAAACTCTTGGGTAGATTTTTCAAGAAACACTGGTAGACATACTAACAACGAAGAACAGCAAGTATATTTTGCAGGTGACTTAGGCTTTGAGTTTGCCTCAGAAATTGTAAAAGATATTACATGGGGTCAATCATGAACCCTGATAAAGAACAACAACTACATGCTTATGTTGAAAGTCAAATGGGTTTACCTTTTAAGTTTGGTGAGAATGATTGCCCGTTGTTTACTCTTGGTTGCATTGATATTATGCACGACTCAGAAAAAAGAAAAGATTTTGTAGGTTTATGGCATGACCAAAAGTCAGCATGGAAGTGGGCAAAAAAAAATGGTGATATATATGAGCATCTGTTGAAATGGGGATATAAAAGAATAGACATACAATTTATACAAACTGGCGATATTATTATTATGGAGCAAAGTCTAGCACATGCTAAAAAATGGAGAAGTGTTGCAGTTTGTTTAGGCTCAAAAATTGCAATAGTGACTGAAGAACATGGGGTAGTTCCTGTAGATTTAAAAGAAGTGCCAAACATTAAAGGAGTAGTTAGATGGCAGTCACCTTAGTTACAGCAGTTGTCGGCTCAGCAGTTACATCAGCAGTAACTGGCGTAGTTGCAGGAGTAATTGGTGCAGGTGCAGTTGCTACAGTTATTGGTGCTACAGCAGGGGCAGTTGTAGCAGGTGCGGTATCAGGTGCATTAACTGATACTCCCGATTTGGCTAATGAAACAGTTGAGGCTACAGCTAGTGGACTGTTAATTAACAAAGCGTCAAACAACGCAAGTATTCCTGTGATATATGGCACACGCAGAGTCGGTGGTACTCGTGTGTTTATGGAAGTTAGTGGTGCAGATAATAAATATTTGCATATAGTATTAGCTGTTGGAGAAGGAGAGATACATTCTTTTACACAGTATTATTTAAACGATATTGCTTACAATGATGCTAGGTTTAACAACAAAGTAACAATTACACCACACACAGGTGCAGATGACCAAACAGTAGACACAGGTTTAAGTGGTGCGGTTTCTAATTGGACATCAAACCACAGATTAAGAGGTACAGCGTATTTATATGTCAAGCTAGAGTTTGACCAAGATGCGTTTCCAAGCGGTTTACCAACTATAACAGCAGATGTCAAAGGTGTTAAGGTTTATGACCCTAGAACAAGTACCACAGCGTGGAGTGACAATCCTGCATTATGTATAAGAGATTATTTAACAAATGAAAGATATGGAAGGGGTATTCCTGCATCTCAAATAGATGATACTTCTTTTACTGCTAGTGCTAATTATTGTGATGAAAATGTGACAATAGGCGGTGTAAGTAAAAAAAGATATAGCTGTGATGGTGTAGTCAACACACAGAGCGGTTCAATGGTAATTCTTAAAAAACTTTTAACTTCTTGTAGAGGGTTTTTAATATTTACTGGTGGCAAATATAAGTTAGTTTTAGACAAAATAGAAACTGCTGTATTTACTTTTTCTGAAGATAATATTGTTGGCACATGGAACATAGGATTAGGTAACAAACAAGTACAATATAACAGAATTAATGCTAATTTCTTTAACCCTTTAAGGCAATGGCAACCTGATATTGCAGTTGTTGATTCACCAACACTAAGAACACAAGATAACGGTCTTTTATTAGAAAAAGCAATTGAATTGCCATTTACATCAGATATTGACAGAGCAAAAATGATAGCTACTGTTAATCTAAATCAATCAAGACAGCAAATGACAGTAGAGTTTAACTCAACTAT